CCGGCCCAGGCCGACAGCCTTGGCGTGCGCGGCCTCGTTGCCGTAGGCCAGACCGACCTCGCCGTACAACTGGCTCTTGTCGGCGGAGCCGGTGCGGGCGAGAGGCTCAGCGAAGAAGTGGCCCTTGCCGGGAACCTCGAGGAACACCGGGGTGAGCTGGTCAAGCGACGCCACCAGAATGGTGTCCTTCGGCATGTAGCGGTTCAGCATCACGTTCAGAACACCAAAGTCGGTGACGATGGTGTCCACGGCCACGCCACCCACGGTGCGCGAGTCGGGCGGGGTCTGGCCCGCCGTGCTGTACGCCTCCGAGATGCCGCGCTTGAGGGTCGAGTTGACGACCAGCGTCGCCGCGCTCGACTCCTGCAACCCGCCGTTGTCGTAGGCAGACTGCAACAGGTCGTCCACGTTGGCCTTCGTCACATCGCTCAGCGCGGTGTAACCGATGGCAGTGCCGTCCGTGGTGATGTCCACCGGGGCGCCACCCTTCACCAGACTGATCTTGAAAGCGTTCGTGGTCTTCGACACCACGTAGTAGACCTGGCCGACCACGATGCCAGCGCCACCAGTCGCCTGAGTGAAAACGATGGCGTCGCCATCCGTCCGCCCGGTCGCAGTCTCGTTGATGACATCAGTCGCCGCGGTAGCGGTCAGGTCAATCGCGGAGTCGGTGCCGTGGTCGAACGAGTTGGTTGACACGGCAGCCAGCAGCCCGCGAGTCTTGCGCGCGGTGCTGTTGTTCGCCGGCTTCTGATAAGCGCCGTTGATGAAGCTGTATTCAACGTCGCGGACCATCTGCTTGAGCATCTGCTCAACCTGCCAGTCCAGCTCCGACCGAATCGGGTTCATGGCGTCGTTGTTCGTGCCCGACTTCTGTCCGTAAGCCGCCAGCTTCGAGTAAGCGATGGACACCTGCTCCTGGTGAATCTGCACCACGTTAGTCACGTTCCCACGCACTCGGCTCGCGGCGGTCGGCGCGTCAGCGCCCTCCACAACGGCAGGCTGCGACGGGTCGCGCAGGTCGAACGTCTCCCACTCAAACTCGGTGGAAGTCGTCTGACCGCCGCCCGTCAGGCCACCAATGGCCGAGAACAGGGGGGTGTCGGACGGGGTGAGCTGGAACAGCACGCCCGTGTAGTTGGGGAGGTTGTAGTTGGTTCCGAGACCGGAGATGGCACCAGCCATTGTTCAGTCCTTTCGGTCTAGCTCGCCGCTGCGAGCTTCTGGTTTTGGAGGGAGATGACGGTTCGCCAGTCGCCTTGAGCCTGCGCCTCGGCGATACGCTCATCGACGCTGACCGGGGGCGGTGTCTTGCGCGCCCCGGCGTCTGCCGAACCACCGATCCTGCCTTCGCGTTGCGCGGCGGCCAGATGGGGCTTGCGTTCGAGAAGTTCCGCGATGAGTTCGTCTGCGTTCAGAACCTCTCCGTCCTCGTTGACCTCCGCGTCGGCGGGGTCGATGAACACGAGAACGTCAGAAGGGTCGGCCAGGACGCCCTTAGCTGCTGCCTTGAGGCTGGTCTTGGCGACCATCTGCTGCGCCTTGGCGAGAATCGCCTTCTCGGACTCTCGCTGGCGTTCGAGTTCGGCCCTCTCCTCTGCCGTCTTGTCCTGCATGGCCTCAAGGTCGGCGGCGCGCTGCGCTGCCTCAGCCGCGCGCTTCTCGGCGGCCTTCCACTTGGCCTTCATGGCGTCGAGGGCTTTCTTGCCGGGGTCACCGAGCGCGTCGGCGCCTTCCGGGGTGTCGTCGCTGTCGGTCGGCGTTGCGTCAACCTCGAGTTCGACGGTGGTGCTCTCGTCCTGTTCGGACATTTGGGTTCCTCCCGTTGCGGGTTGGATTGGGATTGCAAATCTCCGACTTTGCGTCGGAGAAGACTGGTTGTTCAGATCAGGTGATGTAGCCGTTGGCGCGTAGCAGGCGCACCGCGTCGGCGCGGGACGTGGCAACCTCGTAGATCGACTCCGGCATCAGACGGACGCCGCGGCGACGGGCAACAGTCGAACCTGGCGCGGTCACGGCCCTCGCCCGCGGCGTGACGCCCTCGATGGTCGTCTGCGCGCCGAACGTGCGACGCACCGGACCTTCACCCCAAGCGGAGTTGCGCGCATCCTGTGCGACCGACCTCATGCCCCGGCGCGCGTTGACCACTTGGTTCATGTCCGCGCCGTCACGGATCGCCTGCGCCCCGCTCTTAGTAAAGATGCGGTCCTGCTGCGCCGGCGACAACGAGTCAAAATAGTCACGCGGATTCGTCACCAGATCACCAGCCGCATCCTCAGCCGCAGGCACATGCGTGCAATCACACTGCGGGTGCCGCTGAAACCCCTGGTTGTAGCGGAACCACTTCCCGGCTAGTATCGCGCAACGAGAGCATGACGGCGGGTTCAACTGCCGCACATACCCGCCGACCTTCGCCCGCGACGCAATCGCAGCAGACTCCGCGGCACGGTTCGTGTCAGCAACCTGCGTCCACACCATCCGGTCCAGCCGCGCCGTCGCCAACACCCGCGCCTGCTCCGGCGCCACCCCGCCAGCGACACGACTTTTCACATCAGTCAACGGAGACCGCAACAACCCCGGCAAACTACGACCATCCGACGCCACCCCGGCGAACGCGGACGGCACCACACGGCCACGCTGGTCCGCGTCACCAAAGTTCTGCTCAGCCAACACCGCATCCACATACGGGTCCGCGAGCTCCGCGACCGCAACCTGAGCGCCAGACACGACCATGAACATCTCCGGGCCGACCGTCCGTGCGAACGAATCGTCCAACCTGTTCAGGTCAAGCCGACCCCACGCACGCCTCGAGCCTGCGACCGCAAGGGCAACGATCCGTTGAACGTCTTCGTAGTGCTCCTGGCTAGACCTCAGCGTCGTCATTCACGCGCTCCGTGTCACGGAACTCGCGCATGATCCGCGCCATAGTCGGATCGTCGGCTTCTTCCTCGCGCATCTGCATGATGCGCTCAATCTCAGCCGGGTCCGCCGTCGCGTACTTCTCCACCAGCCACTTGAACGGCATACCCACAGCCCGCCACTTGGTCGCCGCATCAGCCTTCTGCGCCTCGGACCTGTTCTCCGCGTCCTCCCAAACCACGGTGCCAACCGTTGCGGCATCAGCAACCCGGCGATTACCCCTAACAAGCGCCGCCAATCGGTGAACCTCACGAATCCCGAGACTGGCGAACTTCTCAAGATCGTGAACTTTCGCCACAAGGCCCGCCTCGGCAGCAGTCAAAGCATCTGCTGCGGCAGGATTGGCGTTGCGACCCAGAATGAGGTAGTGCTGCGGGGTGCGCGTCTGCGCCGCTATGTGCCCGATTGCGGTTTCAACCACTTCGGTGAACACGTCCAGCTTGGCCGCGTCCCACTGATCGACAGAAGGATTCGCGCCTTCCTCGTTCAAGAACAACAGGCGACCGTTAGCCAACGACTTCAAGTCCACCGGAATCCGCTGCCCGGTGTCCTGCCCGTTCTCATCCAACTTCGGCAGCGACGGCGCCTCCATCCCCAGCACCACGCGCGCCGGGAACGACGCATGATCGGCGGACACAAACAGATACGCCCACAGAAGGTTGATCGCATCCTGCATCGGCATAGTGCCGCCGATTTCCGACATCGGCTCGCCCATGAGGGGGCCGCGGTTGCGGACCTCAACCATCGGCACGGCGCCCATCGGATTCGCCAGCGGCCACGCATCATCCTCTGGAACCTCACGCGGAACCCACCCTGCGGAACCATGAGGAAGCACCAGGCGCGACTTAGGACGACTGAACTTCCACAACTCGTCATCGGTGTAAAGAGTCGCGTACTCCGTCGAAAGGTCGTCGTCAACCCACGTCTTGAGCGCCGCCTGGCGCCGCAACGGATACTCAGGGTCATACGCCACGACAACCTGAGACGGGTCCTCCCAAGTCATTACAGGGTTACCATCACGGTCGCCCCACACCAACACGAACGAACGCCGCGACTTGACCGTCTCCAAGATGCCCTGAGCCGACTGCAACTCCATGTCGTTACGCTTCCAGTCCTCAGAAAGCGTCTTCTCGTCGTCACTCATGGACGAGTCGGCGTCCAGGCGGAAGCCCACAACACCCATACGCTGCGCCGGCGCGTCAGCAACCACGCCACACCAGTTATCGGCGAACTTCTCGTAGCGGTGCGCGTGGAACTCGCGCCAGATGTCCGACGACATAGCCAACGGCTGCACGCCGCGATAGTAGTTATCGAACGTCTTCACTTCGGGACGCCGCGACACCAGCGTCTTGTAAAGACGATCCACCCAGGACAAGGCTTGCTCAGTCGTCAAAGGCACGCCTGCCCCTTTCTGTTAGATGTATTGCGCGGTCGCATACCGTTTACGCGGCCACTGCCCGCTCGAGCGCCGCGTGCATCTGCGTGATGCGGTACGTCGCCCACTCCACAAACATCTTCTCGCCATACTTGAGCGCCCAATCGGCAATCTCGGTCTGCCAGCCGCGAGGGTCGCAGTAGACGCGCGTCACCTTGTAGCGGCGCACAATCTCATCCATCGCCGCGTGAACCTCGCCGCGAGGAATCTGCCCGCCCCACTCAGCCGGATTCCACACAGTCGGACGCTTGTCCGGCCCATATGTCGGGGTGAAGCGGTGACCATCCTTCGTCTCAAGCCGCAGCGCCGACCAGTCACCAGACTCGGAGCCGTCGAAGCCGCCCGCAACCGAAGCCCCGTCCGGGACGACGACGCTGGCCTCACGGGACGCCCACAAGCCGTCAGGAAGCCACGTACCGAGACCGGCGACAATACGGTTACCAAAGAACCGCTCGGCCTGCGCCGGGTCCTTGACCATAATCTCTTTCAGCTCAGCCTCGATGCTGTCAATGTTGACGTGATCCGAGCCGGCGTAGACATGCTCAAGAATCTTGCGGCGCTGACGCTTCTCCCGAAACGAGTACGGCTTCCCATCCG